GCTGTCGGTGATGCCGTTCATCATGTCGATGCCCAGCGTCGCCAGCTCCTTCTTGATGGGCAGGAAGTTGTTCCCGAGCGTCACCATGAAGCGGTTGACCGAGCTGTCAAACATCTGGTCGATTGCCTCTCCCGTGCTTGACTTGACGATGAACTCGCGCTCAAGGCTGCCTTGCCAACCGTTTCCTTCTACCATGTCAATGGCATCCTGGAACGCCTGCATATTCTCGGCAACTTTGGCCGCGCTTTCCAGCGGCCATCTTCCGAAAATGTCCGTAATGGTGGCAAGGCGTTGATCGTCAGGCAGATTTCCGATTGCCTCGAAAACCTCTTTCATGGTTTCAGGCCCGTTGCTTTGCATGGACGCGGCAACGCTTTCTGCCGTCATTCCAATTCTGGCCCAGCCGTTTTGCATTCGCGTCGTAGCGCTTGCACCCAAGGACAGGTTCGTGTAGATGTTCTTGATACTCGTTGCCGCCCGCGCCGTGTCAACGCCCATCGACAGCAAAGCGTCTGCCAGTGCCGCCGTATACATCGGGTCCATGCCGGCGATATTGCCTACCGACCCGGTTTTCCCGACAACCTGCGCGATTTCTTCTGCGGACGTTGCGGTGTTTGCCGCCAGAAAGTTGATCTGGTCAAACAAGTCCATGATCTGTTCATGGCTCATGTTCAGAGCAACTTCCCACTTTGCCGCCCAGTCGCCGGCCTGATCTGCCGAAATGTCCAGCGCTGAGCCAGCCATAGCCACATCGTACAGGAATCCGCTGATTGTTCCGTCTTTGGCGATGTTTACAATCTCGTCGAATCCGTAACCCGATTCGCCGGCGGCTGCAGCCAGTCTGGTCAGCTCCTCTGCCGTGTACGGGATCATGGTTGACAGCCGCAGAATCGCGTCGGCCATCTCGTTATACTTGCTTGTGTCGATGTGGCCCGTTTCGTCCGTGATGCCTTCGACGTACTTTGCCACATCGGCCATCTGGCTTTCAAAGGTCTCTGCCGCCTTGGTTGTGCTTGCAATAACGGCAGTGGATGCGCCAGCGACTGCCCCCGTCATGGCAAGCCCGGCCTTGCCGATGTTGCCGATGACGTTTGAGATGGACCCGGCCTGCCGGGTCCCGCTGGAAATGGACTTGGCAAGCGAGGGGTCCACCTTGCCCATGATGCGTATGGTCAGGTCTAACGCGCCGTTGCTTGGCATACCTCGCTCACCTCCTCGGCAAGGTCGATCAGGTCTTTCACCGGCATGCACAAAAGCGTGTCGAGGCTAGAGAACGTCGCCTGGCTAATCCTGATCGCCAACCGGCGCAGCTCCTTTGCCCCGCCGTTTACTCGAAAAAAGCGCTGTCCACCGCGTTGCGCAGCTTGGCCGCCTCACACAGCGGCAGCGCCGTGAAGAAGTCCTCCGGCAGGCCGGTGGCCTGGCTTGCAATGACCACGGCGTGGAAGTAGTTGCGGTCCTTGTTCACGGTCGCAAAACCCTCTGCCACCATCCGGTTTTCCGCCGTCAGCTCGTTCATGGTACACAGGTTTTCAACCTCGGTCAGGTCGATGCTGTCAAAGGTCTGCCCCTTGATCTCGCCCTTCTTGCCGTCGTAGGTGTAGGGCTGCTCAAAGGTCAGCACATGCTTGCTCACGTCATTCTTTTCGCCGCTCATCGCCTTCATGACAGCCTGCTGCACCTGATTCATCAGGGCGCGCGGCATCAGCTTGAACAACTCCACCGGCTTCTTGGTGGCCTTGGTCGCCAGCGCCATAGCGAACCCTACGGTAGATTCGATAATGCCCAGCGCCGCCGTATTGCCCTGCTCGATCAGCTCTTTCTGCGCGTCGATCACGTCCTGCACGGTCAGGCTGCTCAGGCCGGACAGGTCCAGTTCGGTATACTCCTTGCCCTCGAACTTGTAGGGCCTCTTAAACTTCACGATCATCTCGGACATATTGCCCTCCTGTAAAAATTCCGGCCGCCCCTCTCAGGGGGACAGCCGGATGTTGCATCAAATCAGGGCGTTGATCTCTGCCCGCAGGTCTACGCCGTTGACGACATACTTGCCGCCCAGCTTGTCGATGTCGAAAATCACCTGGCTGTCCACCTCGACCTTGTAGGTCAGCAGCTCCAGGGTAGTGGTCGCCCCCATCGTATCGCCGCGTTTGAGAGTGCCCAGGTCGATTTCCTTCGGGTGCCCGCTGCAAACGATGCGCAGGCCCTTGTAGACCACGCCGCCTTCCTTGTTGGCGGTCTGCTGAGCGGCGCGGATGGTGATCTGCACCGTCTCGTTGGGGTTCATCATCCGGGCGGCGTCGCTGTACAGGTGGTTCCACTTGATCTTCATCTCGCTGCTCTCGATCTGGCCGGGAACAGGAGCGTCGATTTCGCCCAGAATCCCCGAGCCGGACAGCGTGGTCTTCTTCGAGGAAATCTTAGGCAGGGTGATCTCGTCCGCAAGGCCAATCAGCAGGAGACCGTCCTGCCCATAGACGTTGTAGTCATTGATGACCTCGGGAACAAGGTTACTGGAAATGTTCAGTGCCATTTACTGCGCTCTCCTTTCTCAGGCCAGCAGGGCCGTAGCCAGTGCGCCGGACTGGTATTCCATCGTGTTGGTGACCAGCTTCATGGGCGGGAACGGGGTGCAATACTGGCAGAAATAGATGTGCCCTGCCACCAGTTCCGCTTCGGTGTTGCGGTCGGGATCAAGGAACAGCTCATAGCTGGCGCACACGCCGGTAGAGACATAGACCTGACCCCGCATATTCTCGCTGTCGATGATGGATTCGAGCAGCCGTTTGTTCATGGGCTTGTCCAGCTTCTGCTGGTTGTTCAGCACGAAGTTTGCCGCCGTATAGTTGAAGAACCGGCGGATGCACAGGAACATATCCTTCGGGTCGGTGGTGCTGGGGTAAGCGCAGGTTTCGTTGCCCCACAGCACAAACCTGGTCGAAGAACGCACCCAGGTGGCAATACCGTTCTCGTTCAGGACGTTGCCCTGTTCCTGGTCGATCAGGACCTCGGTGCCGTCCGCCAGGCAGGCGGACGTGATCGGGGCCGTCACATTGGAAGGGCTGGCGTTGGGCACATCGCCGTACTGGGTATCGTTGTAGACAGTAACAGCGGCAGCCATCGCGCTGCCGCTGTATACTACGTCGCCAACCTTGCAGTAGGGCCAGATGCCGTAAGCCTCCCGGCTGGTCGCCGCCTGACCGATCTTCTGATTCGCCACGTCCTGGTATTTGATTGCGCCTTCCTCGGTGCTGTCGATGTCCACGAAGCACACGCAGTTGAACACGCTGTTGATGAGGCGGCACTTAGCCTGCAGCGCTGCGCAGACGTTGGCGTTCCGCGAGAAGCGCGGGGCCAACAGGATACCAGGCACATAACCGATTTTCGGATAGACCTGCCGCACAAGCTCGAGGCCGGTCTCCGCGCCGGTGCTGACGCTCACGCCGCCCACGATGTCGTCCGGCGTCACCTTGGTGGGGTCCAGCTTGGTGCCGCTCACGAGCAGCTGGGTTGCGCCGTCCCCCGCGCCGCCCTCGATCAAAGCGATGTTCACGGTGCCATCATCATTGAAGGTCGCCACATAGTCCACATCCGCGGTCAGCTCGGTGGCCTCTTTCTTGACCACCATCTTTGCAAGCAGCATACCGGTGACGGGCACCTCCGCCACGCCGTCGTTGATCTGCACCGCAGTCTCTTCCACTGCGGTGATGTGCTTGGTGGGATCAAGGACATTGATAAGTACCAGCGGCCCGACATTCATCACCTGGAACGAGGCATTGACCGCCTCGCAGATGGTGTAGTGCTCGAAGTCGTCACTGTAGCCTACGGCTTCGACCGCCTCTTTGTAAGACCGGACGATCAGCGGCGTATTTACCGCTGCCGCCGGGTCGTCCAGCATATTCACGGGCGCAGTGCCCACCACGACCTGCAGCCCCGCCGTCGCATTGAGCGGCGCGGTAACGCTGGTCGCGGTTTCGTTGATAATAAAACCGTGCGTTACTGCCATTCTGCTTCCTCCTTACAGGGCTTTCAGAGCCTTCTCGAACAGGATGTTTTCGGCGGTGCCTTTCCGCTCGACGCGCTCCCGTGTCACGGCGAATTTTTCCAGCGGCACGATCAGTGCCTTGACGGCCGCATTTTTTGCTGCCAGCTCTTCCAGCTTTGCGGGAATGCCGCCCTCGAAGACGGTGTACTGGTTTGCCACACCGCGAATGGTGGGACCACAGTAGACCTTCTTGCCCTCTGCTTCTACCGCCTTCGGGGCGGCCTTTTTCTCTTCGTTCATATCAGGTCCTCCACTTGTGTGTTCTTTCTTGCCGGGGCCGAGACATAAAAATTCACGACGCCCCAGTAAAATGGCACCGTGCTTTCTTCCTGGATCGCCCAAGCCATCGGATACTGGACAACAAACGAGCCGCCAAATACCTGGTTCGCAAGGAAATGCTGTGTGATGTCCTCTTTGATGTTTACCACATCCAAGTATCCCTGCCTATCCGTGTTGCGGTCGTAGGCCGCGATGACAAGCTGAAAGAACAGCAGTTGCGCTTCACCCGTTGCCGCAAAGTTGCCGGACAGCAGCTTGCAGATGATGCACGGGCAGTTTGCTGCATCGGTATCCGTGTCCTCGTCGTTGTCGGTTGGAATCGGCTCAAACTGTTTGAAGATTTTCAGAGATTTCGGCCCTTCCTGGCCGGAATACTCTTTGCCTTCAAACAGCTTTTCCAGCTCTTCGATCATGGCCTGATGGGCCATCTCGCTTGTGTGTCCCATTTCCATGCTCTATCGCCTCACTTTCTGTATTTCAGGATCAGCTCTGCGACGCGGCGCTCTGCATTGGCTTGCAGCATTTCGGCGACGTCGGGCCAGTCCTCGGCCCAGATAGTGCGGTGCATGGCAGAGCCGGACGGACTGCTCATGGTTTCAAGCAGGTGATTGGGCGACCATCTGAGCTTCCCCCTCGCGGTGTAGGCAGGCCCCGGCTTGTCCGGGTTGCGCTGGACCATGCCAACGTGCCCGCTCTTGAACTTCACCAGGAAGCCCTTGCTCAGATGCCCGTCGCCGCTCAGATTTTTCATCGGGCTGCCCTTCAAGACGCGGGCCTGAAAGTATTCCGGTGCCTGCCGCCAAGCGCTGCCCATATAGGGCTTGCTCGGGCTTGTGCGGAAGTACCCCAGATCAGCCCGAAATGCGCCGGGGTCATTTTGGGTGATCCCCAGCCGCGCTTCCAGGCTTCGGTTTGTGGCTCTCTTTCTCTGCTTGAGGTCCTGGATCAGACGGCGGCCGGCCGCGTTCAGGTCGTAGCGTTCCTTTACGTCGTCCAACATCATCGTCCGGGCCTGCCTGGCCGTGCGGTTGATGGCGACCTTGAGCGCTGCCGGGGTCTTTCCTTTCAGGTCGCCCAGCGCTCTTTCTACCCGTTCGCTGTCTATCATGATGCTCATGGCGCCAGCGTCATAGGTCACGATGTAATCGGCCATTATCCCCTCACCCTCTCAAGCTCCATCCGGTAGACCCCCATCTTCAACGAGCACTCTTTGACGTGGTAATCCCGTTTCTTGTCAAGCCGGATGAGCTTGCCGGACTTTGGCATCGGACCGTAATCCTCTTGTTTGACGTAGAGGATCAGGTCGGCCCTGTACAGGCCCTCGTCAAAACTTTGCTTCGCGCCTGCCTGCCAGTGCGAATCGTATGGATTCACTCCCGGCTTTTGTGTGATGATCGGCATTTCCTTGTCGTCCACGAACCGCATTTCTGCAAATTCGTCGAGATTGAAGAAAACGTGGTTTACATCGCCCGGCAGGAAGTCCTTGAACACCTGGAACTTTTCTGGTTTTTCTGGGGTCCCGTAAACCTGCTCGACGGTAATCACGGATGTGCCTCAGCAGACGGTAGCTACCAGCCAGCTGTCCACCTTGTCGGGGATCAGCAGCGGATGGGACTGAAGTTCCAGCATCCGCCGGTCAGGGTGATGCTCCACAAAACTGCGCAGCAGACGGCTGGTCTGAGCAGTAACCCAGCTTCCGCCGTCTTCCAGGTAGGTGCAGGCGCCGTAGGCCCGCATGAAGCCGGGGTTGGACGGGATCAGAATGACCATGTTGTCGGGCACCAGCGGCTTGGTCTCGGGCGTTTCGGGGTCAGTCCAGTCATCCAGATACACCTCGCTGTAGGTGTAGATGTCCAGGCTGGGCTTGGTCAGCGCACCGATGTAGCGCACACCGTTGGGCAGGTTCGAGGGCCTGATCTCGCCCATGAAGACGCGGCGGTTGTCCAGCATCGTCATGATGTTCTTGTCTGCCAGGAACTTTTTCAGGGCGGTCTTGCCCATGATGACCCGATCCACGTTCGCAAAGCCGTTGATCAGCACCTTGTCCACCCAGTCTTCCAGGTTGTCGAGGATGGCCGCCGAACTGCCGCCCCACACGTTGTTGCCGGACAGGGTAACTTTGTTGGTAAAGCCAAAGTCGATGACCTCATTGACGCCGGGGCCGACGATGGGAATCTGCCCGGTGGTGATCGCCTGCACCGCCATCCATTCCTCGCGGCGGGTCACGGCGTCGTTCAGGCGGCGGTACTCGTCCGCGATCTGCTGCGCCGCGCGGTCCGCCGGGGTCATCCCGCTGTACATCGTCTCGCCGGGCAGCCGCTCCATCAGCATATCCGCCGTAGTAACGTCGTAGGGGTTGATGAGGGGCGGAGCGTAGCTCTCGGTCTTATAGCCGGTGCCTTTCAGTACCTGGCCGCCGGCGCGGGGGTGGACAAACGCGGCCATGCGGCGGTCGCCCTTCACGATGTCGATATCTACGCGGTTGGTGACAAAGGTCTTCACGTTGGTGAAGAAGCTGTCGAGAAAAAAGGTATGGATAGGCGGCGCAGTGCGCACCACCTCAGCCAGAAATCTCGGCTCGTAAATATTCACCTGATTGGTAGGCATATTGCTTTCCTCCTGTTACTTCAAGAAAATCCCGATGTTGCGGAAGGCGGTTTCCAGGTCATCCGCCGTTACGCCGTCTTCCAGCGCCAGCGAATCCGCAAAGTATTCGCCGGTCAGCAGGATCACGGCATCGTCATCCGCCGCATCCACGCTGTCCGCCGTGATACCGTAAAGGCCTGTCAGCTTGGTCAGATCAGCAGACGTTACAGGAGCCGCCTTGCCCTCTGCCGTCAGAAGGACGGGGGCGTGTGCTTTCAGAGCTGCCGATGCAGGCTTTACAGCGCTGGTCACCCGAATGTCGGTGCCGGCCTCAAAGTACGGGCGCTCTGTGCTGTAAGTCTCTCTTGCCAAATTCATAGACATTGCCGTCTTCCTCCTTTACTTCTTGAAGCCGTTGGCGCGGTGGATCGCCGCCATCATCTCGCTGTCGGCGCTGTTCTTGGCCTCTTTGGCGCTCTGGCTATCCTGGCTCACGGCGGCCGATCCGCTGGCCTCAGCATCCTTCTTGACCTTATCCAGGTAGACGTTGCCCTTCGCCTTCGCCCGCTTCATCGCGTCCATTGCATAGTCGCTGGCGCTGATGGGGTTCTTGAACTTTGCCTCGTCCACCGCATCCTCGTCGCCGGGCAG